CTTTATAATTATAATCTAATGAGATTAATGCATACTCTTTATAGCTTATGTATTGCATTGGTTTAGAGCCACCTGCATCAGGCATGATGCATAGAGCTATCCCAATAGCTACTAGCACCCCGCGAGCTACGCCCCTAAGGGGCTCGCGGTGAGCCTTTGAGAGGCTCTGCGCCGTTAGCGTACCATGACTGTCAAGTTCATTTGTATAAGTGCTGGTCAGATCGCGTGTCGCTTTCATAAAACCTCCTTAATAGTACCCTGTGGATAACTTCTGTGGATAACTTTTATCCTTCTTGTACCCATCTCAAATGGATTTGACTATTACGCCAATGCCTTTCAAGGATGGTTTCTAAGCCTTTATCACTAGCTGCATTAACTGTTACACCACATCTACAGGTGTATGCATAACCATAAGCCATTAGTCTTTGCCCCATCCTTTGCCCTTGAAGTGTATTGGGTTAGCCACGATCACCTTGATCATAGGCTCATTACAGTATGTGCATGGGATTACTGGTCGATCGTGCCATCCATGATAGATTTCTTGACTAAGATTGCATCGGGAACATTTGTAGTCGTAGGATGGCAAGTTAAGCACCTCTGTATCATGTAAGACCCACAGGCTTGGCAGCGGTCAATGTCTGCCTCTGTGGGTTCGCTAGTAAGATGACCATACTTTAATTGGAGTAGCGGTAAGAGATCCTCTAAACGGATGATGGCGGCATACTCACGCGCATCTTCACCCTGTCCATTTAGTCGTATTACTCCAAAGCCCAATTCCCCCGAAAGAGCTGTACGAGCTTTTAATTGTTTGATGTATGCCAATGGTTGAAATCCAGCGCGGGCTTTGACTTCAACATCGAACGGAACATTAACAATGTCCTTACCGCTACCCCTTCCGACAGTTGCACCACTCCACACAGTCGATAGGTACTGTGCGACTACGCGCTCTGTTCGGAAGCCCCTATGTTTCCTTGCTTGACTAGGCATTGAAAGTCACCAGAATAGATGGAAATGGAGCTGCTGTTGTGCTTGCTCCAAACTTCAACCTGCCTTTAATGAACTGTAAATCTGCATGAGGATAAACAAACTCATGAAACCATTTAGTGTCTGTTCTCGATGGCAACAACATCACCACGAGATCATCGTGCAAAGCTGCTTTCTTTACCCAATCATAAATGCCACGACCATAAGGCGGATTGACCCAAGTACGACCGACCCATTGCCCCGCTAAACCATCACGCCTTGACTTATCTGGATGGTCTAACCCGAACCATTGGTTACATAAATGATTTGTTAGACTTGCTGCTGCATCTAATTGGAAGTCATGAAATCCGTTGGCTTGCTGCCATAAATCCGTTGGCGTAGACCAATCATCTGTTTTAGATGCTGCCATGTACGCGCTACCCATGTGCCATGTAACCCAGCGCAACGCCACCGATAAACAAGCACAATACTAAGAATACTAATAACTGCTCTTTGCTATCCATTGACTGCCTTGCACTTTCTGCATTGCCATGCACCAACAATAGGCTGATCATCCTTGAACTTAATCTCTGCAACAATGTCATGTGCCTCTGTAGGCTCATTACATAACTGGCAGTTAATTGTGTCAAATAGTGGCACATCTTCGATGTTAGTCCACTCGCCAGTTGTCTCATCAAAGTATTCTACAAAGCCCATGTTATGCCCACGCTTTCTGAGGTACAAATTTGCCGTCTGATCCAAGTGTGTACCACTTGGTAGGGCATCGATGAGCAGATGAGACGGCTGAGTTACAGAAGTAACCACCCCACGCTTTGCCATTCTTTTGCCCCTCTTTCCATGTCATGTGCCCATGCTCGCATGATGGAGCTTCTACTGCCTCTGGTGTTCCCATGATTGCAGACACAGTTTCCATAGCCTTGTCAAGTGTGACAGGCGCATCTACAACCTTGTTGTATTGACCTACAGGCGTTGTCCAGTAATCTTGATCATCTGCCTTGACTTCTTGAACTGGTGGTTTAAATGGCTTAGCAGCTACAGTTTTAACCGCATTGACCTGTGCCATCTCTTCTGCACTTGGTCGCTTGCCCTTAGCGGATAAACCTAAATTGGCTAACGCCCTTCCTATGCTGCTTGTCTCTGCATTGTTAATCCAGAACTGAGCATCGACCCCACGATCCTTACGAAAGCCGTCTGCGTAACCTGTAGCATCTGGCATACTGCGAACAGCATCCTTGTAGATGTAAGCCTTAAAGATCACATGACCTTTTTCCATGTCAATCAATTCCATCTCGGTAACAATTCTGCCATCCTTGAACTCACCATAGAACTGATGGATGCGGCTATCAACTGTTTCGTATTCTGAAAGATTAAACATTATTTACCCTTCAAATAAGTGGCTAAAACCCACACTAAATTGGCTATTGCTATACCTAAAGCTAATCCTGAAGTGAATTGATCACACATAGAGATCATTCTCCTCTGTTGCTAGTTGTCCAGCGATTGCACCATAAGAACAGAGGTCAATCCATGTGTCGATCTGTTGGGCTGATTGATTAGTCCGTGCAAGTTTAACGAGCACCATGATCCCTGCCACTTGATAGTCGTGTATTGGTGTCTGTAAGTATGCTGAGAGGAGCATAGCTGTGTGTTGCAGGTTATCTGCAGGGTGACCATACGAGAGACCACGCTGACTGATTGTGTCTGTGGCGGTGAGCAGGATTTCATTGGCTTTCATTCCTGCCCCTTGATACTACGCCCACGATGGTATCCATCTCTTACGCCCTTATCATAGCTGCGACGCTGCACATCAAAGATAGTAATGGCAAAGCCTATAACCATTCCTATAATGCAGATCAGTAGCAGCTTGTCTGTGTTTGACATCTTATACCTATCTGTGCCAATGCCCTTGATTGGCTACAGGATTAGTGTTGCATAGATAGCCGACTTATCAAGCACATTTGTATAACGACTTGATAACGATTATCGAGGTCTGCCGTAGCTCTTTCCAGACACAATGAATGTGCCGTCTTTCTCAATGTGGATAAGATCGACCTGAACCTTAGCCTTGTTCACATAGATAATGGCAAAAGCTTGCTGCCAATTGGCTACGCCCTTTGTGTAGGCGGCTTGCTTAAAGTCCATGAGATTGCCTACCTCAACACCATGCAGGACACGCCCTATACGCCCCCCAGAAGCCTCTGAGAAGGCTGAACGCCCTGCTCTGTGGGTATGACCTGAGATAACATTCTTTCCATGCCTACGAGCCGCTTCTAGGGCTGATAAGCCCCCCTGTGGCTTGATGGGTGTGTGATCTCCATGAACTGCAATCCAGTTAGGCGCAATAGGCATAGGGTTCTTATGGAAGGTAATGCCTAGCTCATCGAACTTCATAAACTTCTCAAAGCGTAACTCAGGCAAAGCCCCGAAGGCTGGCACTTTAGCCATGATGATGTTGTATAACCTATCCGTATGATTTGACCTTATGCAGTCAGTAACACCTAACTCCCAGAGTAGATCAACAGCCTCATTACGATCATCGTCTAGGGTCTGGGCGTAGCTGCCCATGCGACCTTCTTCCCACTTACTTATCTGGGGTAGGTCAATCTCATCACCTATGGTGACTACTTGGTCTGGCTTAAACTTGGTAATGAATGAAGCAAGGTTGCGTGTGGCAACCCTGTCATGGTAGGGGACTTGTAAGTCCGACACTACAACGATGCGCTTAATCGTCATCCTCGTCGTCTTGGTAATCGCCATACTTCTCAGGCTCTATAGGGTCTGGCAGTATCCAATGAGGATAGGCTTGCGGCTCTGTAATCATGAACATCGCCACATCCTCAGCAAATCCAGCACGCTTTAATGAGCAGAAATACTCATAGAGCCCAATGCAGTAAGCATCAAGTTTTGAGTAGCCTTGTTCCTCTAGTGCCTTAGTTGCTTTTCTTGCCATAACAAAATTATCGCTCTAGAAGTATGTTATAGATCTCATCGACACGCTGATTGAGTCGCTTAATCTCTGAGAGCAGATGAGTAATGACATAGCCTGCAAGACCACCAATGACTAGCAAGGTGCTTATGTAAAGGCTAAAGAAATCTGTTTGGCTCACTTTTTGACGCCCATAGCAGGATCGTTAGCATTAAGGTAACGAAGCACCGGTGGAAGAATAGAAGCAATGCCTGCTGCAATGAGAGCTTTAGGATCTGTTACTCCAGCTGCTGCCATTGAGATAACTGCTACTAGGAACGCTCTAGCCCATGAGCCTGCTGCTGTCTTTAGTTCATTCATTATTCTCCGCCTAACATAGGTATCTTAAAAAAAGCCCCATCATTGTCAGCTTCTTTCTTAAAGCTAACATGCATGTGCTTAAGGTGTTTGTTAGCCCCTGTGTATTTGCGCCACTTCCAGTTAAGGATGCTGGAGCAGATTTGTCCATCGTAAATGATGTAACTAATACGCTTGTCTGCTTTTGACTTGGATAAAGTGCGAAGCTGATCAGCAAGGTCTCCCATGATGTCTGGTTTTCCACCTTTGTGTAAATCTTTGTCCACATCAATGGCACGAACCCAGCCCTGCTCATCTGGATTATGATCAGACTTGCGAGCAGCGTGTCGGGTATCACCGATCCAACCATCCGATGTGCGGTCACGATCTGGGAACGAGTCATCAAACTGCTCCCTTAACTGTGAAGCAGCTTTACTTAGTCTTGGCTTCATGGTGCAACAGGCAACTCAATCGCTCTTGGATCTTTGTTGCTTGCTGGAAGATCGCGCAATGCTTGGCGATAAGTAGCCCATGCAGTTTGATCTACAGGCGCATCTGCAACCTGAGTCCAATCTGTTCTTGTTAATTCACAATCACGCCAATAGCGCATACGCGCTAAATAAATCTCATCTGATACTTCGTCATCATTGCCAAGAATTGAAATGTATTTTGTCATTATGCCGCCTCGAACCATAGATTGCCTTGTAAACGATAATTAGTGCCACCAGGATAAAGTCCTGCTTGGGTAACAATTACACCGCTAATTGCGTTTTGTGCTGCATAAACTATGCCATTATTGCCAGTTACATCTGTTTCCTGTGTTGTTCCAGTTGCTCGAATGTTTGCACCATTGAAAGTTGGCAAGTCAAAATTGACTGTTCCAGCACCAGTTCCGTTGTTTGTTATTTTAATGTTAAAAGATGTAAAACACATTTTTCCAATCAAGATGTAATAACCACTTGAAGTGTAAGATGTAATAGAACCGATTGAGGATGCCACGCTAGGTGTGTAACTTGTTAAACCATAAGTCCATTTTAAGCCAGTTGATTCTGTTGAAATGGCTTGCAAGAAAGCATTATTTGTACCAACGGCTAAACGCGCTGGGGTGTCGTTAGCTGTGGCTGCAATTAGATCACCCTTAGCATCAACAATAGCATTTTGAATTGCGTTTGAATCATCTTGAGCAACCCAAGTAAAGTCCATGTCTGTGTTGCTTGTCTTAGATAAAACCTGTCCAGTAGTGCCGCCCTTAAGCTCTGCCAGCGAAGCATCAATAGCATTAACAGCTGTGCGAATAGCAAGCGCGCCATTCTTAACTAGATCTGTGTTATCGGGTTCTAGCCACCCAAAATTAGGACTCGTTGCCATTTAGTTTAATGCTCCTATCGCGTTATTCCAGTCAAGTGTACCATTTACGCCTGTCCAGATTATGTTATTTGGAACTATTGTGTCCCATTGTGTTGTTGATAATGAGAACTCTGTAGCTGAAATGTAGAGGGTGATGTCCACATAGGTAGGCGTAGCCCTAAGAGCAACATTCTCTACAAAGCCATCAAAAGTGCCACCAAGCAGATTGCTAGGCAGATTGTTAATAAGCATAGGCTGACCAAAGAACACCCCAATAAGACTGTCAAGCATAGCGCTAGGCATGTCTGGATTATCTAGGCGAAAGGTGATTGCTCCTAGTGAACCCTTAGGCACACGCCTTAAATTAAGTTCTCTAGCGGCAATTAGGGTGATGTCAGAAAGGTTCTTAATGTTAGAATCAAAGGAACGCTCAAAGAGTCCGTAAGCGGCTATAGAGTCGGTATCTGAGGTGCTGTAGGTGCTTGCGTAGCCTGTGGCGTATCGGTAGATAAGGCTGTTACGGATGCGAGAAGTCTGAGTTGTTGAGCTGATAGAGGTAGGTGTTGCATACGCGCCATCAAGGAAAGTGTAGCCATTGCTTGAGAGCAGGTTAGATCTGTGATCGGCATCTGCATAAGAGACATCTCCATCCTTTTCCTCGTAAAGTTGCCCAAGCGCACTCTGTGCAATCTGATCGGCTAAAGTTTGAGATTTAGCAGAAGCATTGGCTGCAAGGGCAATCATTGTGTAGAAGCCTGAATCCACCTCTCCAACATAGGATTCTGCATCATTCCATGTGGTAGTTGCAGGGTATGTATCCCATGTGACTGTAGGAGTGACTTCATTCCAAGTTAAGTTAAGGGCTGAACCCAAGATGGCTGCAATCTGTGCGCCGTCTAAGCCTTCTGCCAAAGCTGTGTTATAAACAGTCTTAGTCAGCTTTGCTAATGAACCAATACCCAAGATCTTGCCTGTAGTGATGTAGCCAGTTTCCTCTGGACTACGGACACCAATGTTAAAGTCTGAGACTTCGCCACCGAATACAGTTACATAAGTACCAGAGCTGTTCTTTAGATCTAAAGTGATTGGCTCTGTGACATTGATGGTAAAAGGTGAGTTATCTGTGTTGATGATTTCTACTTGACAGTAACCAGCAGTAGCCTGACGATCAATGTCTAGGCGACCAGATGCAAAGGAAACAGAGGTGACAGTCGTATAGACATCATCACCTACTGTAACCCGCCACTCTGGAAGCCATGCCATTAGTACGCTCCAGCCCTCAATGTTCCACGATCTACTGCATCTTGTAAGACTTGATTAACTGCCTCGGCAATAGCGTTAGGATCACCAATGCCTGTGTTCACATTAACAGTAAAGTTATACTCACGCCCATTAGGACTAATGCCTGAGATCATGCCTGTATCTGGGGTGAACTCACGAAGGTTAGGCTGGATGACTGTAACTACCCCACCTAAATCTTCAACAGCTTTGTTA